TCCATGAGCATACTCATGGAACCGTTGTCGAAAGCAGATTGCTCTCTTAAAAATTTTTCTTGGTTTTCGAGCAGGACAGCGGTTACAGCTCTACGATGAGAATCTTTGATAGGGTCGATACCCTGATAATCTAGTAGAGGTGCCCACTTTTCCTGCAGATGCTCAGAATGGAACATTTGCGTTTACCTTTTTTACTAAAGTGATTTTTGGGTTTGATTAATATTAAGTTCAGTTTTTGGCGACTGCCTGAAGAGTTCTTAGGTAGGTAGCCATTTGACCGGAAATTACTTCAGGTGCTGGATCCATACCATCCGACAAAGTTTCAGTTCTGGCCTGTGGAGAAACTACTCTTGAAGGAAAATATGATTCCTTCAAAGTCTCCAGCTTTTCACGATATTTTGCTTCACTTTCAAACTCAACACTTTCGGCAAGTGAAGCGAGCTTGTCTTTCTGAGTGTCTGCTAGACCTTCAGCGACTTCTTCAAAGATTCCATCAGCAACCGACTCTGCGAGACGCTTGTTAAGTGAAATGTTCTTCTCAATTTGCTCGTTGAGTTTTGTCTCCATTTCATCAAGTTTTTCTACCATGCTTTCAAGCACATTATATTTATCTTCAGGGATTGATACATAATGTTCTTCAAAAAGACCCTTCATTCCTGCAAGGAATGATTCGGTCATTTCGGTCTTAAGACCGCTTTCAACTGCAAGAATATTTTCTTGCATCCACTCTTCAGATACATACTCAAGGTATGCATCTACGCGCTCCGAAAGTTCAGTTTTAATTTCTTGAACTTCTTCTGCAAGAGCAGCAACATACTGCTCTTCAAGTGCTTCTTTAATATCAGAAACTTTGGAACGAAGAGCAGCTTCAAAAATGGTTCTTGCTTTTTCTTGGAACTCTTCGGAGAGTTCTTCGCCAGCAAGCAGAGCATTAACATCTTCTTCGATGCTAAACTCTTCTTCCATTTCTTCTTCTTCTTCTCCTTCCTCTTCTTCCTTCTTTTTGCCTTTCTTACCGCCTTCTTCTTCCTCTTCTCCTTCCTCTTCTTCCTTAGCGGCTTCTAGGAGCTCTTCATCTTCATCATACTCAAGTTCTTCATCTTCCTTAACACCTTTCATTGCTTCCGCAGGTTTAGCACCTTTGTTGACAACATCCTTAACTTGCTTAAGGGTTCCTCCAGGTGTTTTAAGTTTTGCAGAATCATCATCTGGACGGTAGTTGGAAGGATCTGGACCTCCAAGATCTTCCCATCCGCCCGTTTGTCCATCAGGAATATTGCCTGATAGGTTTGGCATTGCTTCTCCAGCCTTTGCATTTGCATTAACGGCGGTTTTGGATTGCTTAGTGCCTACTTCCATTTCTTGTAAATCTCCACGAGACATTTGAACTCTCCGATTAACCTTAGTAATTTAATCTATATTTATTTATAAATTAATAAATTACAATGAATTTAAAAACTCATTGAATAATTTAATTTTATGTTCTTCTAGTATTCTTTGATCAACTAGAGCATTAATTTTTCTTTTGGTATTCTCTGCTAATTTCTCTCGCAAAATACCACCATCCCAAATCCACTCTTTACCTTCCATAATTCCCTGAACAAAAGCGTCAGGTGCAGAAGGATCTGCAACAATATCTGCTGCAGTTGCAAGCATAAAATCTTCACCAACTTCTTTAAATCCTTTAGTATTTTCTCTTAAAGAACCAATTCCACGAGATGAAACACCAAGAGTCACTCCATCTTTGAGAAGTGATTCGGCAATTTTACCCATTGGAGTGGATAAAATTTGTGCCTTACCAATAAAGTTATTACCACTTTGCTTGAGTTCTGTAATTTTATGAGAAACTCTATCAAGATTTACAGTAGGTCCATCTGGATGACCTAATTCGCCAAGTGCTCTACCTTTTTGAACATAATTTTCATTATAACGGTTAACTTCTCTTTCCATAATTTGGAAAGGATACATTCTACCATTACGATTAACACATTCACTTTGGAGGAAAACTCCCTGAATATAAAGTTGTTTTTTACCACCTACAGTTTCGGTGATAACTTCTACTTTTTCTACTTCTTCTCTGATAAGTTTCATCATGCTTGTCCTGAGATTTGTACTTGTTGGTAATAAAGAGTTCCTGAACCGACACCATATGCAGAAACTTTATTTGAAATCGAAACACTAGCATCTGTTGGGGCAAATGCAGTTAAAATTCCACTAGAGTTATTATCTACGGTCATTCTTGTTTGATAATAACCATTTATACCGGCACTCGTATCAACTGACAAAACTTGTTTATGAGTGAAATCATAATATGACTGACCACCAACTGTTAAAGATACATAATCACCAACCCCAAATGGAACTTGAGTTCCTTCTGGAACAATAATAGTTGTTGTTGTACCTGTAGTAACTCCAACAACTTTATTTGATGCTTTAGTCAATGCAAGAGTTTCTGATCCACCAGAAGAAATATAATAATCAGTGGAAGTTGCTGAAGGATTTCCTCCCACAGAAATATGAGCTGCTCCTCCAACAGCAACCACTCTCAAAACACTTGATTGTACTGAAAATGCAGATGATGTTGTTGCAGCACCTGCAGTAAATGTAAATGAGGAACCTGCCCCAACTGGTCTGTGAGCCATTATTTTTAATAATACACTTTTAGTTATTTATTATTTAATCAAGTTAAGTCATAAAAACTCAAAGCACCAATACAATTTCCACTTCCAGAAATTGCTCTAACTGCTAATGTAAATGTGTCACTAACTTTTGCTTGAGTTCTTCCAAGTTGTAAATCCCAATTATATTCTGTATTTTCGTTTAAAGCAGTTGATGCTTTATTTGCAGATGAAATATATTCTGCTCTAACAACTGTTCCACCAGACATAGAAGTTGCAGTTGTATTTTGCTCCACATTTGGAGATGAAGAATTTACCCAACTTCCGCCACTGAGAGTTGCATTTTTAATGAGAGCGACTTCATAATAAACTGATGTTGCACTATCTGGAAGTGCATTAATTTGATTCGGAAGAATAACTGCATCTTCTCTTCCTGCTTTGAGACGAATACTTACAAGAGGAATAAAAGTTGTAGATGCTACTGAAACTAGTGCATCTTGTCTTGCTACATCTGATGCAACCCTTTTTTCATAACCACCATTAGATTGAATAGAAACGCATATCTGTTTCATTGTTGATGTAGATGTTGTGACTCCAGTGTTTAATATTTCATATCTAACTGGAAGTGTAGCAGTTGTCATATATGTACTATTAATTGTATTTGCATGATTAAAGATATGAGTAATATGAAAATTACCATCCTTATTTACAAATCCGCAACGAACTGCACCAACACCTAACCACTCATATTCGGTGAACATAATTTGTGCCATTGATAAATCCAATCTATGTCCACTTGAATTTTTAGATGTTGTTCCCACTCCAACACCATCATAAGTATCAATATTCCATTCGGATTGTGGAACTTTAATTTCTGTGCTAATACCAGATCTTTCAGTTCTCATTACCCAGTATACTGTGGTAATTCCAGTAGAATCAGTTGCTTGTTCTAAAACTACGCCATTTGTTGATGATGCATAACCAACTCTTTGAGTAAGATTTGCTTTTGGTGATGCCATTACAAATGTTTGAAAAACTTGTAATGCTTTACCAGGTTGATATGAAAATACTCTTTTACTTTCTCTTACAATAGAACAACCTGCAGTAGTACCAATTCCTAATGTTGCAGTACTTTGATGTGTTATAATTCCAACAGTAGATCCTGCTCCAAGAATTACATCATCAAAATCACCATCTTGAGAATATCTATGAGTTGAGTCAAAAAGAGTAAATGGTTGTGATACTTTTAATCTACCAAAAAGATCTCCTGAAAATCCTTGACCTAATGGATCAAAAATATTTCCAAATTTATCTGCTTGTAAAAAAACCTCAAAAAGACTTCTTTCTTGGTTCAAATAATCTTGAGTATTCTTATTCCACTGAGCCATTTATCAATCAATCCATTCTAATTTTGATGGGTGGTATCTGCTTGCTTTTTTAATATTGCAGTTCTTTTCTGCAATTGGATAAATCTGGTGAACAATTGCACCTGGATATTCTGCTTGCAATTCTTCACCTAAAGATTGTTTTGATGGAATACCAGTTCTGCTGGTCAATTCCATCCTATAAAGACTTCCATTCCATACTACATCTGCAACATATCCTTCACCAACTGATTGTTGTTCTGGTTGAGAAGAATTGATGTAAAGATTTCCGTTAAAATCTCCGGAAATATTTACTGATTCTGAGATGAATTGTTGAAATGATTTCATTGTTCCTCTTCTACTTCTCCAGAAAACATTGAAACTGCAACAGAAGGTCGGAAAGAATCTATTTTTTCTGCTGATTTTGTGAATAAAAGTTCTTTAATTTTGTCGCTAATCTGAGAAGGTGATTCGTCAGAGACAATCATATCCATAAGATCATCCATTTTTAATAAACTCATAAGTAATCTCTAGTATTTATTAAATTTCTCCACCCTTAGGCATTTCTGCAATTTTACCACTTGCTTCGGTGGCAGCACCTTGAGCATCTAAATTTGGTTCCATCACTGGTTGTCCCAAATTCATTCCTGCAGGTTGTTGTCCAGGTTCTAATGGCATACCTGTCATTGGATCTATTGGTGCATTTGGATCTGGAATAATACCATCTTTAATTTCTTTTTTCATAATTTTATCCTGCTCAAGAATTTCTTCATCAGTTTGACGAAGAATCTTTCTTCTCAAATAATCTTGAGAAAAATACTTTCCAACATAAGGTTCTGCAATCTGAACCATATTCAATCTTTCATTGAGTAACTCAGCATCCTTGAGTTCAGCAAAGTGATTATCATATAAGAAGTCATATTGAATATGCTCACTCATAATTTCCCAGTCTTCTGGAGTGATAATATTTTTGAGAATCAATTGCGTTCTCAACATATCATGGAACATGTATGAGAATCTTTTTCTCAAACGAGCAACAAACTTGCTAAACTTAACTTCATCTCTCAGAATTTCTGATGACCGACCAAGATTAAATCCACCTTCTCCATCCATTCTTGATGGTGGGACATTTAGTGAACGATAAAGTTTCTTCTTAAAATATTCAATATCTGTAATCTCTCCAAGGTTTTGACCACCAGGAAGTGTAGAGATTTCAGTTCCTCTACCACCTTCTCTTCTTGGGAGCCAGAAGTCCTCAAGCATTGCCATGAATTTTTTATCATCGCGAATTTCTCCGGTGCTTGCATCATATACCAGTTTATTGCGATAACGCATCATAACATCACGAAGATATTGTTCCGCCTTAACCTTTGGTAGATTACCTACATCAATATAAAAAATTCTTCTTTCTGGCGCACGAGACAGACGATAAATTACCAGTGAGTCTTCAATCATTCGCAGTTGATTGAGGGACTTGATTGCTTTATGAAGATATGAAAGTGTTGATCCCTTATTCCTATCTACAAGACCTGAGGTGCAATATGTGATAGAATCCTTTGACATTTTAATTCCAGTATTTCCACCTAAAGAAGATGGATTTGTGGTTGGATATGTCATCTTTGGATTATAGATGAAATATTCCTCAATTTCAGGAAACTCATAATCCATTGGATTATCAGCATTTATATTAGACAGTCTATATCTGTTGTTATCTTTCTCATTCTTTTTATGTTGTCTCACATAACGCATTTTAATTGCGTCTATGTAACGAAGTTCTTGAATTCCTTCTTGTGGATTCTTTAGATCAATTACTTTGTGATAAAATAACCTTCCATCAATATACCAATTCCTATAAATTTCGTGAGATTTTTTATCAAAATCTAAAAGTGATAAAATATGTTTGAATTCTTGTCGTATTTTATTCTTAATACCATCACTAGCGTTCAGATTTGAAAGTTCAATTTCTACTGGACTGTCATTTGTATCCGACACTATGGCTTCATTTACAATATCTTCAATGGCACTATCACACTCTGGATGAAGTGCCATTTCACGATATCTTTTAATTAAATCAAATTCAGTTCTATAAACACCTTCAATATCTACATATGAACCAAAAAAACCACTACTCAAGTAGTGGTCTGACCCATCCTCATTATTTGGAGGAACGGGAGAGACCGTACTTGGAGATAGTGGTTCATTATCCTCAATAGAGAATCCAAATAATTTTGACATGATTTATTGAAATTGGTTTCTGACTATTTATCAGCTAATTTGAACACCAGTTGCATCATTTCTAGCTGGACCTTTTCCTGCACTCCAGTATTGAACTTGGAACTCTACAGTATATTCTTCAATTGCATCTGAAGAATCATATGAAAGATCAATTGCAGAAATTGCAGTTGGGAAAATTCCATCAAATTTGTAAGTTCTTAATGGAGTAACATCAACAGAAGGTTGTGCAGCACCACCATTATTTGTGGTAGAAAATCTTCCCTTATCATATCCTCTGCCAAGTTGGTGTACAAAGGCATCGGTCATATAGGAACTTGGATTAGTAGCACCGCTATTATTATCAAGTTTGCTGATATTATTCATCCACAATTCAAAAGCACTTCTTAATTGGAAATCTTCATCATTGATGATAGTGACTGTCCAAACATCGAAGGTTCTATCACCCGCAACTTTCAAAATTCTACCTCTAAAAGGTACATCAATTGAAGCAATATTTGAAGCAGGAAGAGCAGCTGCTTTACATAGAAACTTAAATGTTTCTATTTGATTGCTACTACCAGTTTTCCAAAAATTTGTTAATGGAGCTGGGAAAGATGGTATTTCAACTTCAAATAGATTAGGTCTTGCGCCACCTCCAGCAAGTCTTTCTTTAAAACCTGTGATTGTTCTGAGAGTAGACATTTTTTAGTTCCTCCTTTTGATTAATTTAAATTAATTAAACTCTACCAGCAACTTCTTCAAAACTTACGCCTGTGCGCGTCGCTACAAATGTTAGAGTAACATAGTTAATTGATTTTGATGATTTGAGGAAGATGTCTGCCCTAAACTCATTGTTGTCAATGACATCTGGAGTGTTGTTTGTTTCGTCGCAAATCACTAAGAAGTCGTAAATACCTCTCTTTGCTTGTACATCGCGAAGATATGGTTCAACAATATTTACAAAGTTTGCCCTTGTAACTTGATCGTTGATTTCAAATAGTTGTGCTTGAGAAGCTTTTTCTAGAGATTGTTCAATGGTTAGGAACAATCTTCTAACATTAATTCTATCAAATGCTGAGGCATATGCTAGAGCAGTTTTATCGCCAAAGAGGTAAATGCCGATACCAGGTTGACTGATAATTGAGTTAACTCTGGAAGTGTAAAGCAGATCTCTTTGTGGTTTATTTGGATTATATGCAAGTTTAATTGCATTATTTAATACACCTCTTTGCTGACCAGCTGGTGAATACCATGGGAAGGAATTGATATTCGTTCTCATCATTAGACCAGCAATGTCTGCATTGCATGGTACATATCGGAAAAGGTTATTAAACCTATCATAAGTGTACTTATATCCACTATCAAATACTGCATAAGATGAAGAGGAAAGTGCGCTG